GAAGAAGAACAAGTTGAATCAGTAAATAATGAAGAAGAACAAGTAATATCAATAAACAAAGAAGAATCAATAAACAAAGAAGAAGAACAAGTAATATCAATAAACAAAGAAGAATCAGTAAATAATGAAAAAGAACAAGTTGAATCAGTAAATAATGAAGAAGAACAAGTTGAATCAGTAAATAATGAAGGAGAACAAGTTGAATCAGTTAATAATGAAGGAGAATCAGTTGAATCAGTAAACAAAGAAGAACCAAAAAATGTAGAAGTTATTGAAGAAAGTGACATTAGTGATGAAGAAGAAAGTGACATTAGTGATGAAGAAGAAGGTGAATTTAGTGATGAAGAAGAAGGTGAATTTAGTGAGGAAGAGGATATTGATAGAATGATTGATAAAATATCATTAACATCAGATAAGACTAATAATGACGAAACAAAGATGATTATAATTGGTGATGAAGAATCAGAGAATAGTGAAAATACTAATATATATAATATTGAAGAAAAAGAAAAAGAAATTTATGGTAATAATAATAGTAGTAGCAATAGTGTTAATCAAACAATAAAACGGATGTATATACGAGATAAGAAAGCACGGAATGAAAAGAAGATAAAACAAATGTTAGGGGTAAAGGTGGATTATTCTACTTTTAAAGCACATCCAAAAAAGATAAGGAATTTTTTATATGTGAACGATAATACGAATCGTGTAAAATGAATTTAATAATATCTTGAAACTAAAGAAACTATGCAAAAAGAAGTGATATCATTATTGATAGCCATTTCTTGTGTTGTAGTTTTTGCTATGAATAATAAGAATGAAGATTCGCAACGCAATAAGAAATTACTGGCTATTTTTGTAACTTGTGGAACATTATCTTATTTTGGACAAACATTAATAATGACTCCTATGAAATTAGAAGGAGGTAACATTAATATAGAGAGTGATGTTAAAGAAATGATGGAACACGTACAAATAGGTGAGTCGCCATTTTAGAGTATAATAAAGTATATATTATTGATATAAGATGAAACTTGAATTGAAAAAGTTTGATATATCTACAATCACATCTGATAAAGTAGTAGTATTGATTGGAAAAAGAAATACAGGAAAATCATTTTTAATACGTGATTTATTATATCATCATACTGATTTACCTATTGGGACAGTTATAAGTGGAACTGAATCTGCCAATAGATTTTATGAAGAGATGGTCCCAAAGATGTTTATTCATGAGGAATATACAGCTCCATTAATTGATAATGTAGTAAAACGTCAAAAACTAATAATAAAGAATATTAATAAAGAGACCAATTTATATGGAAGTTCAAAAATAGACCCAAGAGCATTTATTGTTTTAGATGATTGTTTATATGATTCTTCTTGGACAAAAGATACAAATGTTCGTGCATTATTCATGAATGGTAGACATTTAAAGATGTTTTTCATGATAGCCATGCAATATCCTCTTGGTATTCCTCCTAATCTTCGTACTAATATAGATTTTATATTTATTCTTAGAGAGAACATTGTAGCAAATCGTAAACGAATTTACGATAATTATGCAGGAATGTTTCCTACTTTTGAAATCTTTTGTCAAGTGATGGACCAATGTACAGAAAATTTTGAATGTCTTGTGATTGACAATACAACAAAAAGTAATCGTCTTGAAGACACTGTATTTTGGTATAAAGCAAATCCTGCTCCTAATTTTAGAGTGTGTAATAATGAATATTGGTTAATGAGTAAACGAATGGCAGAAGAGGAAGATAATGAGTATGAAGAAATGTATGACCCTGCTAATCTCAAAAAAAACAAACATGTTATAAATGTGAAGAAAACTTCATCGTATTGAAAGTACAAATTATCGTATAGGAAACCCAGCACTTCTACTATCAGGTTGTTGTTTATCAAACATTACTTTAGAAGCTTGACTAGTATATATATTATTTGTTAATATTTCATCGTAATAAGTACGAGGGATAAATTTATATTTTACACGTACATCTTTCTTTAATTTTTCAAAACGTTCTTGATATATTCCATGAACAATCATAAACATACCAATGAACAGAAACAATAATATGATTGTTTTCATTATTTTGTAATGTATACACATATAATTTTTTTACCAAAAAAAAACTTTATGAAGTAAGTTCTTCTATTTTTACTTCTGTTTTTCTTTCCATCCATGTATCTTCTTCTTCCATAATAGTTGCGTTTTTCTTTTTATCTTCTTCTGCAAGTTTAGTACGTTCAATAAGTTCTTGTTTACGTTCTGTATAGAAAGATTCTTTACCTTCTTTGTTTTTGATATACTCTTTCATCATTGTATTCAATTGGTCTTCTGAATATTCAGAACTTTCAATATCATTTGGATTAGCGGCCCATGGACACCAACAACCTACTTGAGAGATGTAAATATTATGTTTATTATCTAAACGTTTTAGTTTTTCTGCTCTCATTTTTGCTTCTTCTAATGAATCATATGAACCACGTATTTTAAATCCTCTGATATTGGTTTGAAACTTATTTTCTTTTGAATATTTGTCACTGATATCTTGGTCATTTTCTGTTTTGAATAATACATAATCATCATAAATATTTTCCGCAGAAAATAGAGAAGAATATTGTTCTTGAATAGAAACAATTTCATTTTCTTTATCGGGAAATAAAGTTTTTAACCCATTTAATAATTCCGTATTTTTGTTAAGAAACGTTTTAAGATAAGCAGCAATAAAATAAGCCTCTTTCGATTTAATTACATCTTCAGGAGAGACGAATGAAACACAAGCATAATTTTGTCCGCGGATAGGTTCATCTTGTTCAAGATAATCTTGTTCGGCAACTTTAACAAGTTCAGCCATTGTGTTAAAGATATATGTTTTTTATATGAATTCTTATTGAGTAATATTTCTTTAGATTATTTTTTTCTTTATTTAATGTATAAAAAAAACATATGGCCGATCTTTCTTTTGATGTAATGGAAATCTTTGTACGTATATTAAAGTACCTTTTCGAAGGTCTTGTTGTAGCCACCGCTGCTTTCTTCTTTCCTGGCAAGAAGCCTAAAGTAGAAGAAGTAGTGTTCATTGGTTTCGTAGCTGCTGCCACCTTCTCTCTTCTTGACCTTTTTGCACCTTCCATTGGTGTATCTGCGCGCCAAGGTGCCGGTTTCGGTATGGGTGCTAACTTAGTAAACTTCCCTGCTAACTAAATACTTCTAATAAACTTCCAATTTAAATCCATACAAATGTTTTTCCATATTTGTTCTTGTTGATGAAGTTTATCTCTGCTTTTTAAAAGTGGAAAATGTTTAAGAAATTCTGTTTTTCCTAATATTTGAATAAATTTATGGAGTACATAACTATAAGACAAAAAGTTTTTTCGATTATTAGGACTGTATTTTAGGAAAGGCACTTGAATTTCTTTAAACATATTCTTTAATTTATCTTCTAATTCAGTATTAAGATGTGGATTAGGAATACCAGTAATTTTATTTAGAATATAAGGAATATGTTCATAATACTTATTTACTTTATTTTTCTTCAAAATTTCTCTTATTTTCAGAGGAGTTACTTTGGCTAAATTATAAATACGTTGTTTATTCAATTCAAGCATGATTTTATTGAAGACTTCCTCGGGGATATCCGTGGTTTCTTTTCCTTGTATTTGATTCAACCATTCTGAAAAATGATTTATTCTTTTGTAACTGAAATAGGAAATTTCTTTTGGAGGGTCTTTGTAGGAAGGTTTTTCATTATCGGTTATTATGTTTTCTACTGTATGGCAGTCTCTACAACAAATAATTCCTTCATTGACAAGAATATCCTTATTGGTTCCTTTACAAAATGAGCATTTCAAATTGTTTTCTTCAGATAAATTATTATTGATGTAATTACTATCTGTGTATTTTAGATAGTCATCTAATAAATGAAATCTACTAGTTTTTGTATTCTTTTCTTGAACGATTGTAGGTGTTGTTTCATCCGTTTCATCATTTGTAAAATATCTTGCTATTGATTTTGATTCTCCAGAAGTACTTGAAGGAATACTAGCTTCATCTGTATGATTTTCTAATAAATCATAATAGTTGAATAAAATTTCACTTGTATTGACAAAATAGTCTACTTCATCTTTGTTTGTTTGTATTTGAACGAGTGCCTTTTGTAATCTTTCAATGTCACATCTTAAAATGGTTATTTCTTTGATTTCATTATCTGTTAATTCTTTTCTTGGAATGTCATTTAATTTTGACAACTTTTCCTCTAACTCTTGTAATTTAGTTTTATGATTATCAATTTTATCATTCTTTTGAATGAATGTATCTAACATTGCTTTATGTCGAACATCTAAAGTTGTATTCGATATCTGATAATTACAATGCCGCTTAGGATTGTTTCGTTGCTTTGTTTTCATTACAGTATTTATTAATATTATTGTGCGATTGTTGTTTTAAATTAATTATTTTCTTATAATTATAATAAATAACAAACAATGGGAGGCGGCTTAATGCAACTCGTTGCCTATGGTGCTCAAGATATTTACCTCACCGGTAATCCTCAAATCACTTTCTTCAAAGTAGTGTACCGTCGTCACACTAACTTCTCCATGGAATCTATTGGACAAACCTTCAACGGTACCGCTGACTTTGGCCGTAAAGTAACTTGCACCATTTCTCGTAATGGTGATTTAATCAACCGTATGTACCTTGAAGCCACTTTACCCGATATAAGCGCTAATGGTGGATCTAATGAGTATGTACCCATGGTAGGTCACAGTCTCGTAAAATCTGTTGAAATTGAAATTGGTGGCCAACGTATTGACAAACACTATGGTGATTGGTTAGACATATGGAATGAACTTACTCAAACCGCTGGTCACTGGGATGGCTATGAAGAAATGGTATCTTGTAACTCAGATGGTGGTTCCGTATGTGTACCTCTTCAATTCTGGTTCTGCAGAAACCCAGGACTTGCTCTTCCCTTAATTGCTCTCCAATACCACGAAGTCAAAGTAAATGTTGAATTTGGTTCTTTAGCTGATTGCGTAACTGATGATAGCTCTGCTACTGGCTCTCTTGTAGATGCCCAACTTTTCGTAGACTACGTATACCTTGACACTGATGAACGTCGTCGTTTTGCCCAAGTATCTCACGAATACCTTATTGAACAACTTCAATTCACTGGTGAAGAATCCGCTAGTTCCTCTGTAAAACTTAACTTCAACCACCCCGTAAAAGAACTTATATGGAGAGAAACTCTTAACAATACCGTATCCACCTACACCAAAGCTCAAATTCAACTTAACAGCCATGAACGCTTCTCCTCCAGATCCTCCGACTACTTCACTCTTGTACAACCCTACCAACATCACGAACGTGTACCCACCCACAGAGGTATCAGCGTATACTCCTTCGCCCTTAAACCTGAAGAACATCAACCTTCCGGTACCTGCAATATGTCCCGTATTGACAATGCTACTCTCAAATTAGAAGGTGTCACCTCTTCCGGTAATAACATCAAGATTTACGCCGTGAACTACAATGTATTACGTATCATGAGCGGTATGGGCGGCCTAGCTTATAGCAATTAAATTATCGGTTATTTTGTGTATGGTATGGACGTATGCATCATAATATTTTCATAAAAAGTCATATTTTTCATTTAGTGTCATTATTTTTATGATATAATAACAATGAAATTATTATAAAAAAAATTGATTTAGAGTAAAACGGTTTTGTATCTTAAGTTTAGAGATAGATAACCATGGGTTGTGTTGAAGATACAGACAATGTTATCAATCGTATTACAAATCTTAATGAAGATATATCCCAATTGAAAATCATAAATCTTGAAAATGATGAAATAGTAAATATTAAGTTTGATAGTGTTTTACGTGAAAATATTGATAAACGTAAATGGATATTTTGTAATCAATCATGTAAAGAATATTCAGAACTTACAGAACAATTTTTGAATGTATATATTATGAATTTATATCATATTGATGTAAATAAACAAGATATTACATATAAAAATGATGATTATTTGGATAACACAACAATGAATTTATGTATATATAAAACATATAAAAATGGACTTATCAACACATTTTCTAAAATTGATAATGAAACATATAATTTACATATAATAAAAAAAGAAAAAACAGAAAATGATTTGGAATTGGATGTATTGATTGATGCAAAATATGTAAATGAAATTATAAAGAAAGCATGGTCACCTGTAAAGCCTAATAAATCAAAATCTTATTATATTCGACATAGTGCTACTAAAAATGATGAACATGATTATTTACATCGTTTCGTTGTTAAATTGTATGAAGTTGAACCGTCAAGTGAAGAAGAATATTCAATAGACCATATTAATCGAAATCCATTGGATAATCGAATTAATAATCTGCGTTGGGCTTCTCATAAAACTCAAAATGAAAATCAAGATAAACGTGCTCGACGTGTGGATGCAAAAAAATCTTTACCAAACGGAATTCATGCAGATGATCTTTTGAAATATGTAGAATATGGTACGGAAAATCTTGGTAATGATAAGATAAGAGAGTATTTTTATATCAAAAAACTTTCATGGTGTTCAAGTAAATCAAATAATATCCAACCAGAATGTAAACTAGCAGAAGCCTATGCCAAAATCATAGAAAATCCAGATTTATTTGAACAACCTAAACATATTCCACCATATATACAATCAATCTTGGATACAATCAATTTTAATGTAAAAATACAAGATGAAGATTTTGCATTGCAGAAACATATGATTCCAACTTATGTAATTTTTCAAAAACAAACAGAAAAACGTGCTCATAAGTTTAAAATTGAAATTAGAGATGAAAATAGAAAAGTAGTCAAAACACCAGGAAACATGAAATTGTCCTCAAGTGGTTCTGCTAATGTATCTTTACAAACAAAGTATGAAGAAATCTTGAAATGTTATAAAGTTTGGCTTTCTCAATATCCAAATACCACAAATCAACTTATAGATAAATTTAACGAAATTTTGAAATATTATCATGATAATTACAATATGTCAGATGATATGAAAAATTGGTACAATAAAAATAATATTTTTGTGTAAATTTAGTATTTCATTAACAAGATTTGTTTGTTTTATAAAAAAAATTGATATTTAAAAATTATCTGTTTTTCTTTTTTTTGTCAATCTCACAGTTTCACACATTATTCCTAAAAAGATGGAAAATGCAATCATTACAAATAACTTGAAAAAGTTTAAAATTTTACATAAAAAAGGTTATGCATTAGATGAAGAAGTATTTCAATTTGCATGTACAAATGGGGATATAAACTTATGGGAATATCTTTTTGAAATGAATTGTCCATGGGACTCAACCATAACTGTTGAAGTTGTTAAATGTGGAAACTTAGATTGTCTTCAATTCTTACATGCAAAAAAGTATGAATTTCATGAATGGACTTGTGATTTTGCAGCTTATACAGGACAATTAGAATGTTTGAAGTTTCTCCATACTCATAATTATTATTGGAGTGAAATTACATGTATTGAAGCAGCGAAACGTAATCACTTAGATTGTTTGCAATATTTATATGAAAATGAATGTCCATGGAATGAAAAAGTTTGTGAAACAGCAGCCGAATGCGGACATTTGCACATCTTAGAATATCTTCATGAACGTGGATGTCCATGGGATGAATCTGCAATAAATGCAGCTATTAATGAAGAAGACTTTGATTGTTTAAAGTATCTTCTTGATAATGGTTGTCCAATCACAAATGAATCATTTCAAACATGTTGTGAATTATTCAAAATGGAAACTTGGTTTCAACTATACATGTATAAAGAAAAAAATATTATTGATCAATATACATTGCATATTCATCATAAAATTCTACGAATCCAAAAAGCATGGCAGAAATATGTACAAAATCCTAAAACAAAATTTGGATTTACTTTGATGATGAAATCCATCAATGATATGACAAATGATGTTAATATGATCTAAATGAAAATTTGTAACAATAAATATTTTTTTATTATTGGTTTCAATGTTAAGATTGATCGTAAACGGATTTAGCGGCTTGTGACGCTAACATAGAAACGCCCGCAGATGCAATGATACCTACTGGTCCTGTTGCAATGGCGGTTGTTGCAAGAGCAACATCCATCATACCACCGACTACCGCACCTGTACCTATGCTAACAGCGGCACGTTTACGATCATTGGCTAAAGCAAATTCTCCTGCATCACTTACTTGACCAAACGCTTCCACGGATGTTTCCAAGCCAACGGCTTCTACAACACTTGCGGCGGTTCCCATAATGATTTTTATGTGGGAGAATGATATCTATTTATATGAATATATATATATTTTTCAATAATTTAATCAAATCAATTTTTTTTTTCTAAATCATGTATTGTTAGCAACGAAAATGAAAACATATAAACACAATATATATTATGTATTTTAAGTCGAATTCAAATAAGAAAAGAATATTAAGTTAAAATGAACGAATCTATAGTGGAACCATTTTTACAATTTTATTATAGTCAATTAAATGAGAAACGATTTGAACAAATTATTCCACATTTAAAAGAACATTCTACATTTTCACGAGAACAAGTGAATTTGAAAGGAACAGAAAATATTATCCATTCTTTAAATATGATGAATGGACATTTTGAACCAAAAAAAGTTACTTATTTAATGAGTGGAGACCGACGTGTAAATATAGTAGTAAGCGGAATATTTAATCATCAATATATATTTTGTGAATTTTTACACTTGGCTTATGGTAACGATAAAAGTTATTGGATTCAATCTTCCATTTTACAAATGGTGCATTAATAAAAATAAAATAACAAACGCGTAAAATTAAATCAAGGATTTAGAAAAAAAACATTTATTGGAATAAAACAAACATGGACGGACACGATGGACATGATGAGCACGTAGTTTTCAAAAAAGGAGATAAAGTAATTGTTGATGGAAAAACTGGTGTTATTGACAGAACAACTTGCTTAGGTTTAAAAACTACCAACAATTATCAAGTAAAGTATGACGATGGTACCTTAGAACAATTCTATGGTCATCAATGTTGTTCTATCAAAAAGCTTGAATAAAAAAAAACATTTATCTATTATTATTTTTATATGAATATTAATGTAAAACATTATGAATGACAAAAACATTTATATGGTAACTATTACACTATTTTTTATTATGTTATTTACTTTGGGTTTGGTAAATGTATATCGAATGGAAACATTTTATCAACGTGTACAAATTAGTGATGTTGATATCACTAAATTAGATGCAAGCACTATTGCATCCGATTTACAATATTTTAGCATTCAACAAACAAAAGTCAATCGTTTAAATAATGAACTTGAACTATTAAAAGCCAATTTACATTATAATGAATTAAAACCAATATCCGATACTATTGGCGTTTCAACTCAAACTTGTAATGATGCTGATAACACAATATATGGATATGAAAATAATTGTTTACATGAAACTATAAAAAATGCTGTTGATTTAATATTTCAATTAGTAGATGATTCAACATTACATTATTTGTATTGTAAATATGCAATTTTATTAAGTAATCAAACCGAACAACAATGTAATGAAAGTATTACTAATGATTATGATGCAAAAATAAAAGATATCATCCCTTTGTTACAAAAACGTACAACATTGAACGGTAATTACTTTATATTATCACATGATCAAAAGAAAAATCCATACGGAAATACATATGCTACGTATGATGCTACTGTTAATGCTTTTGTAAAATCATCTGAGTCTATTGATAATAAATTTGGAGAAGATAGTAGTATTTACACTAATTTGATAAGTTATTACGATTCATTTAATGTAACAAATAAAAATACAATTTCATTTGTACAAGGACATATGAGTGATTCAAAAACAGCAATTATTATAGATAATACAGATTTAAAGCAATCTATTATCAATGCAGTTATTACCGTTCAAGATAATGATTAAAAAGCAATTATTCTTTAAATT